GATAAGCTAGATGATAGAAATAAAGATATAACAAAAGATTTAGAAGATGCATTAACAGGACAAATATTCAAAAGACCAATGGGATCTACAGATAAAGCTAAACCTTTTAAAACTCCAGGTATGCCATTTCAAAGAGAGAATCCAAATTATAGATTACCAGGTGGTAGTATGTATGCAGAAGGTAATTTAAGAACTGCGATAAGAAAATTTTTAGAAACAGAAATCAATGAAGGTAGATTAACCGTAAACGATAGAGATAAAAAAAGAGTCATGGACTATTCGCCTTTTTCAGAAGACGATCCTATTGATGTTTTTAGAAGATATTATGGAGAAACAGCTTTAGATTCAGCAGATAAGATGGCTAGTAAATTAGAAATGGGAGAATCTTTTTCTGACTATGAAAGAATATTTAGAGAGAACATGCCTGAGTTAAAAATTAAAACAGAAGGTGCAGGTCAATACGATCAATCAATTGCTGATGCTGAAGCAGCTTTGAAACAAGGAGCAGAGGATAAAAAGAATTTAGAAATACTAGAAGACTTTGATGTTGAAGGTAGAACAAAAAATAACATGGGTGGTATTATAAATTCTAGAGTTGGTTATAGAGATGCAGGTCGTGTAATAAGACTTGCACAATTATTAAAATCAAAAGGTAAAGATCTTACTGAAGAACTTAGAAAAGCTGTTGATAATATTTTTCCATCTGGTGATAGAAAAATAGATGCCGACATGGCTCTTGATAATATGTACGAAGAGTTAGGCATAGATAGAGATATGGTTGATATGAAAGATGACATGAAAGCATATGGTGAAGCATATGATTTATTGAGCGTGCCACGTGGATCACGTGGTGGACCTGATGATATTGCAGCGCCAGTGCAGTCGGCAGAAGACACATTAAAAGAAATGATTAAAAAAGAAAAAAAAGAAGATATAGAATCACTTAAAGATTTAGATATAAGAGATACAATTATACCGACAGGTAGTTTAATTTCTAGCAAACTTAAAACGATGAGAATCGCAGACGAAATAAAACCAGGTCTTTTTGAAAACTTAACGGATACACAAACAGAGATTATAGAAAAATATGGTGACTTAGTTGATATGGACTTATTAAAAAATATTGTCTTAGACCCTGATCCAAATAATCAAGCAGCAGCTTTAGCAACTCTTGAAGAAGCAATGGTTTTAATGAAAAAGGGCGTAGGTCCTGATGAAGCTATAGATATATTAAAAAAAGGATCAAGAACAAAACAAGCTGAAGGTGGCCTAAGTTATTTGATGGGGATGTAATGACAGAGATAGCTAAATACAATGGCATGATGAGCTATCTTACTCGTCCACCTAAACCAAAAATGCAGGTTGCAGATTTAATAGATGATCTAGAACCAGGTTCACTAAAAGATGAGTTAACAAAAGACTATGATTCATCACAAGAAGAGTACGAAGAATATTTACGAAGAAAAAGTTTAGAAAGACCTTTTAATGCATCTAATGGTGGAAGTCCTATGGTACCTAAACCAAAACCAGCAGAAGATCCACTAGAAGTATTTAAAAAAAAATCAGATCTTTTCTTACAAGGTTCTTTTGGTTCATCTGATAAAACTTTTTTTAATAATTTAATAGAACAAGAATATAACAAGGCCCTTGATGCCGGAGTCCTGCCCGAAGAAGCAATAAGCTTTTTAAAAGAAAGAAGTGAGATGTATCGAAAACTTGCTGAAGAAGGCAGAATGCAAGGTGAGCCTGCAACACTAGGACCAAGCTATGGTAGAGAAGATAAAGCGATAGGTGGTGGTGCTTTTGTTGGTGAGGATCTAGGCACAAGAGAAGGTTTTAATTTTTTAGAAAAACAAAAAGCATCTGATTTAAAAAGAGATCAAGATAGAGCAGCTAGAAAAGAAAAATTAGGAATTATTCAAACCACTAAAGATGGAAAACAGTATGTCGTACGACCAGGAAGAAAAAGAGATCTGTCAAAGGTACCTATTACTGATGACGAGGCTTTAGTAAAGGAGTGGAGAAATTCTTTAAAGAAAAAAAATCCTGTGCCATGGGAAACATTTTTAAGAAATAAATTTGGTAAAACAACGGCACAATCATTAAGAGGTAGAATTAGAAATGATCCAAATATTGATTTTGATCCTCAAAAAGAATTTAAAAAAATTATACAAGGTAAAATGGATACAAGGCTAAAAAAAATTAAAAAATTAGTCAAACAACATAATGATTCTGATAGTTTACTTTACACTAAACAACAAATATTTAAAAAAATAGGTGTTACTAATGTAACTAAAAAAGACAATCCTGAACAATATGCAGCATTAGCTGAATTAGATAAACCAGAAGATAAAGTAAAAAAAGCTTTTGATAAAATAATAACAGAAGATTTAGTATTACGCGCGCCTAGAATGAGAGACACAAAATCACAAATTACTAAATCAAATATTATTTATCAAATGATAGCCGACATGGTTTCACCGTTAGGAAAAGCAATAAGTAAAAGATATAATATTGATTCTGGATTTATTCAAAAAGTTTTAAATACTCACGATTCTTATTTAAATATAAAAGATGATTTTGATTATTTTGCAAGAGAGGCAAGACCTTTTATTGGTAAAAAATTTAAAGAAGCTTTTGAACTTGCTAAATATAGAAGAGGTGGACTAGATATTAAAAATCTAGGTGATTTTGTAGGTAGCTATGCAAAACCAGATCAAAACATTTATAATTTTGCAATTAGACACGCTTACTTAAATCACAGAAGAAAAACTAGTTCACAAATTAAATTTTTTAAAATTAATAAAAAAGGAGAAAAAGTAGGTGCGCCATTAAATTTTGATGAGTTACCTAGAGATCCAGAATCATTTGCTAGAGTAATGAATACCGATAAATATGGTTTTCAATATAAAAATAAATTTTTTACTAAAAAAAATTTAAGAGCAGGAGAGGGTATAAAATCTGGATTGTTTAAAGAAGTATATGAAATGACAAAAAAAGGACGAATGCTAGTTCCTGATCCTAACAATCCTGATGGACCTAAAATTACTTTAAGAAAACTTTTGGAAAATGCAAATGATAGATTAACCATTGGTCATGATGAGGCACTAGGAGGAGTTGCGGGAGAGCCTTTTAAAAATTTAAGACTACAGGGCGGAAAGTTTAATGTAGCTATGTTTTCTGCATACAATAATGTTACTGATCCTAGTGCAAGAAAAATGATTGTTAAGAATTTGATAGGTAATTTTCCAGACGCTACAAAAGATCCTGATGGTTATGAAAAAGCTTTTATTGACGCTAAATCTCAAGTAGCAAAAGATTTATTTAATTCACCAAGAGCGGTTTTAGACTTACCTACTTATTACAGAGGTGCAGGTCAAAAAGTTTTAGCAGACATGGGTAAAGACTTTTTTTCTAAACCTAAAAGTTTTAAACAAGACATAGCACAAGCTGCAGATATTGATTTACAAGAATATGAGGCAAATCAAAATCAATATAAAAAAAATCTTGTATTACAACTTGCTAGAAAAAAGAATCTTTCACCAAAAAAAGTTGAAGAAGAAGTAAGTAATGTTCAAAAAGTAATTCGTAAAATGCAGGGTCAAATGAATAGTGGTATGGATCCGAAGTTATTAGTCGAATATCTTGGAGCAGAAGTAAAAGATTTAGCTGCCTTTGGTCAAAAGTATGGTGGTGATGCTCTAGGTAAAATCGGTACAACAGTTGCTGGAATAGACCTACCTATCTTTCAGGTTATGTTTGGTTCAATGTATGATATCGAACAAGATAGTCCTTTGTGGCTAACAATACCTGCAGCATTTACAGATGAAGTAGCAAACCTTTATGGTCTTTATAATAAATCCGAAGGTAGATTTGGTTTAGGAAAAGCAAAAGACTTTGGTAAATTTTTAGCAAGTTCTTTTGTGCCAAGAGCTATGCGATCACCAATATTTAAAACTGTAAGTAAAGTTGGTAAAGTAGGATCGTTTGCAGGTCCTTTGTTAGAAGCAGGAGCAGGAGCATATCGTTTTGAACAAATGAAAGATAGAAGAGACGATGCTATAAGACAGTTTAATATACCAATCGATATAGCAAACAAAGGATTTAGAGATTACATCAGAAGCACTGTGCCGGAAGATTCATTAGGTTATTTAGATGTTGATGTAGACAAAGGCACTGCACCTATTCCTGAAAGCCCTGGACTACCTGCAGTTAAAAGAGGTATACAAGAGTTAGGTTCTATGGTTGGTTTAGCTGATAACCCATATGAAATACAAAAAGTTAGAGGTGATATTACAGGTACAGGTATAACCTCACCAATGGGACTACAAAGATTATATGATAGACAAGGTTTTGCAGACGGACCCAAAGATCCTAGTAAAAGAACTTTTATGAAATTATTAAGTTTGATTCCTGCAGGTATTGCAGGTTTAGCTTCTCTTAGATTTGGACCTAAGAAAGTTAAAAACTTTATGACAAAAGTAAAAAAATTAAAAAATACTACAACACAGATGCCTGATTGGTTTCCAACATTTTTAAATAAATTTAGAAAAGAAGGAAAAGCTGAAAATGTATTTAAACAAGAAAAAGTAGAAGTTACTAAAGCTGAGTATGATAAAGCTATAGCAGAGGGCAAAGGTGAAAACTATTACACCGATGTGGCTAGAACACCAGATTACAAAGCAAACAATCCTGATCATATGGATTATTTTAAATTAGAAAATACCGATGAAGTAATCTACACAAAATACACGAATGAAAAATTTCCTGGTGTACAGGTTGATGATATGGATGGTAATGTTGATGTGTTGTTTGAAAATGAATACTCTCAACCGGTATCAATTAATTATACTGCACCAGGTGCAAAAGGACCTGAGACAGGAAGAGTCGATATTTTTCTTGAAGGCGAGGCAAAAATGGAGACAAAACCAAAAGGAGAGTTTGTTGCCAATGATGTAGAGACATATGCAACGGATCCTGATGGAGGTTATGATACAGAGGATATCATCGCTGATTCACTTGATGATATGATGGAAGGCACAACTCGTCAGATGGAAGAATACGCAACTGGTAAAAAAGTTAAAGGAATATCTAGAGGTGAGGGTAGAGTTATTGAGGCTGAAATAAGAGCAGAGCAAGCATCAGATGCAGCAGCAGAAGCAGCAGCAGAGGCAGCAGATGACTTTGACTAAAAAACTAACAACTACAATACCACCAAAATCAGGGCCTGTACCACAGGGCTTGAATTTAAATTATAATACTGTTAAAACAGTAAAATTGGAGAAAACAAATGGCAGACATAGACAAGGCTCTACCAAACGAGCCAAGAAAAACAGTTAACGTACCAGGCGAAGAAGAAATACAAGAACAGGTTGTTGAAGCCATTGAAGAACAACAAGAGGCTCCTGGTCCAGTAGAGACTGTAGAAAACGAAGATGGATCAGTTGATATTAACTTTGATCCAAATGCTGCATCACCAGAGGGCGGTGATGAACACTATGCAAACTTAGCAGAATTTTTACCAGACGATGTTTTATCTGGTATATCATCAGACTTAAATCAAAAATATATGGACTACACAATGTCCAGAAAAGATTGGGAAAAAAGTTATACACAAGGTTTAGATTTATTAGGATTTAAATACGATCAAAGATCAGAACCTTTTCAAGGAGCTTCAGGTGCAACACACCCTGTGTTAGCAGAAGCAGTTACACAATTTCAAGCTCTAGCTTACAAAGAATTATTACCAGCAGATGGACCAGTAAGAACACAATTACTAGGTCTACAAACTCCAGATAAAGTGCAACAAGCACAGCGTGTTAAGGACTACATGAATTATGAAATCATGGAAAAGATGAAAGAGTATGAACCTGAATTTGATTCTATGTTATTTCATTTACCTTTGTCAGGATCAACTTTTAAAAAAGTTTATTATGATGAAGTAGAAGGACGAGCTGTTTCTAAGTTTGTTCCTGCAGATGATTTAATTGTTCCGTATACAGCTACCTCATTAGATGATGCGGAAGCAATTATTCATCGGGTAAAAATATCTGAAAACGAATTACGAAAACAACAAGTCGCTGGTTTTTACAGAGATGTAGAATTAGGTAAAGCTAACGACAAAGAAACAGATGTAGAGAAAAAAGAAAGAGAACTAGAAGGTACATCTAAATCAAAAGATGAAGATGTATATACTTTATTAGAGTGTCACATAAATTTAGACATAGAAGGTTTTGAAGATGTAAATCCTGAAACAGGTGAGCCATCAGGAATAAAACTTCCATACATTGTAACACTCGAAGAGGGTTCAAGAGAAATTTTATCTATTAAAAGAAATTACGAAATTGGAGATCCGAAGAAAAATAAAATCCAATATTTTGTCCACTTCAAGTTTCTGCCAGGACTAGGTTTTTATGGATTCGGTCTCATCCATATGATTGGCGGTTTATCAAGAACTGCAACAGCAGCACTTCGTCAATTATTGGATGCGGGTACGCTCTCCAACCTACCCGCAGGATTTAAAATGCGTGGCATTAGAATTAGAGATGATGCGCAGTCTATACAACCTGGTGAGTTTAGAGATGTAGATGCACCGGGTGGAAACTTAAAAGATTCTTTCATGATGCTTCCGTTCAAAGAACCATCACAAACTTTATTAGCCTTAATGGGTGTGGTGGTTCAAGCAGGTCAGAGATTTGCATCGATTGCAGATTTACAAGTTGGTGATGGTAATCAACAAGCTGCAGTTGGAACTACGGTTGCATTACTTGAAAGAGGATCGAGAACTATGTCAGCGATTCACAAAAGAATTTACTCTGCTTTAAAAAATGAATTTAGAATTTTAGCAAGAGTATTCAAGTTATATCTACCACCAGAGTATCCATACGATGTAGTTGGGGGTCAAAAAATGATTAAACAATCTGATTTTGATGACAGAGTAGATATACTGCCAGTTGCAGACCCCAACATTTTTTCACAAACTCAGAGAATATCTCTCGCACAAACTGAGTTGCAGCTGGCACAATCAAATCCTCAAATGCATAATTTATACCAAGCGTATAGAAATATGTATGAAGCGTTAGGTGTAAAAAATATTGATTCAGTTTTAGTAAAACCAATGCCACCTGCACCAAAAGATCCTGCATTAGAACACATAGATGCTCTAGCAGGTAGACCTTTTCAAGCTTTTCCTGGTCAAGATCACAGAGCACACATGACAGCTCACTTAAATTTTATGGCAACTAACATGGCTAGAAATAATCCAATGGTTATGGCTGCTTTAGAAAAAAATATTTTTGAACATATTAGTTTAATGGCTCAAGAACAGATAGAATTAGAATTTAGACAAGAGTTACAACAGCTACAAGCGATGCAAATGCAGATGCAACAGAATCCAATGATGGCACAACAGATGCAACAACAAGTAATGCAGCTAAATCAACAAATCGAATCAAGAAAAGCAGTGTTGATAGCTGAAATGATGGAAGAATTCTTACAAGAAGAAAAGAAAATTACATCACAATTTGATAATGACCCTATTGCTAAATTAAGATCAAGAGAGTTAGACCTTAGAGCGCAAGAAAATCAAAGAAAAGAGCGTGAAGGTAAAGAAAGAATGGACCTTGATAAGATGAGAGCGATGATGGCACAAGAAAATCAAGATGAAAAACTTGAACAAAATGAAGAATTAGCTAAATTAAGAGCTAACACATCAATTGAAAAGACAATTTTAGGAAAAACTCTTCCAAGTTCTGATGAAATGGTTCCTGATGTCAGTATAATTAGGAGAGGAAATTAAAAATGGATAAAAAACAGAAAAAAGTTGCGAAAGTAATGAGAGAGTTTAAAAAAAAGAAGCTTTCTATTGGAAAATCTGATAAGAAAGTAAAAAATCGTAAACAAGCGATAGCAATTGCTCTTAACAGAGCAGGAATAAGGAGAAAAAATGGAAAAACTAGATAAAATAACTGATGTTAAAGTTGCAGATCAGCAAACAGAGATTGATCCTAGATCAAAAACTACTGCTGACAAAGCTTTTAACTTGATTGCTACAGGAAAACCTGAGATGCCAGTTGGTGGTCAGAAAAGAATGTTAGCAGAAAAGAAAAGAAACTCAAAAGCGTATTAATTTATGTGGTTATCGGCGATAAAATTAGCCGTTTCTGCTGGTAGTAAAATTTATGCTAACAAGCAGAGAACGAAGATGGCAATGTCAGATGCACAACTTATGCATGCTGAACGTATGGCCAAAGGTGAGGAAGCTTACCAGGGAAAACTGTTAGAAGCCCGACAGTCAGACTGGAAGGACGAGGCAGTTTTGATAATTCTTAGTTTGCCCGTGGCTATTTTAGCTTGGGCAGTGGTATCGGATGACCCAACTGCGATGGATAAGGTAAAATTATTCTTCGAGATGTTCTCGCAGCTTCCGTCATGGTTCACAAATTTGTGGATACTTGTCGTTGCTTCGATATATGGTATAAAGGGTACACAAATATTTAGAAACGGAGGAAAAAAATAATGCCAGGAACAATGATAAAAAGACCAATGATGAAAAAAGGTTCAAAACCTAAAAAAGGTGGCAAGATGAATGCAGGATTAAGAGCATATCTTGATAAGAAAAAGAAAATGAAAAAAGGTAAAAAATAATGAGACAATATTATAAAAAAGGCTCATTTCCTGATTTAAACAAAGATGGTAAGATTACCAAAGCTGATATCCTTATGGGTAGAGGTGTAATTGGTAAGAAAAAAAAGAAAAAGAAAAAAATGAAAGCGTTTAAATCTCCAATGCAAAAACAAGTAAGGAAATCATAATGGCAAAACTATGTCCAAGAGGTAAAGCGGCAGCGAAACGTAAATTTAAAGTGTACCCAAGCGCATATGCTAATATGTATGCCAGCGCCGTGTGTAGCGGTAAAGTTACACCAGGTGGCAAAAAGAAAAATAGAAAAAAAGCTATGGGTGGTGGAATGATGCGTGATATGTATGGTCAAGGTGGCCTTGCTAGACGTAAGAGAATAGGCTGTGCGTAGTTACTATTCAGAAGGTGGTTTAAGAAAATGGGTCAAGGACAATTGGGTCGATATTGCGAACAAGCGAAAAGATGGCTCATACCCGAAGTGTGGAAGAAGTGGTGGAGAAAAAAGAAAAAATTATCCAAAATGCGTGCCCATTGCAAAAGCAAGAGCGATGACCAAAGGTCAGCGTGCGGGTGCCGTAAGAAGGAAACAAGCGAAAGCAAATACTGGTCCGACACCGAGTAGAGCAGCGACGTTTGCTAAAAAAAAGAAAAAAGCATAATGAGAGAATATTATTCAAAAGGCACTATGCCTGCTAGAAATAAAAAGAACTTTAGATCTACAAAGTCTGGAGCAGGAATGACACGAGCCGGTGTCAAAGCCTATAGAAGATTAAATCCCGGCTCTAAATTAAAAACAGCTGTGACTGGAAAAGTGAAGCCAGGATCAAAAGCTGCTAAACGTAGAAAATCATTCTGCGCAAGATCACTAGGACAAATGAAAAAATTTCCTAAAGCAGCAAAGGATCCGAACTCACGTCTTCGTCAAGCAAGAAGGAGATGGAAATGTTAAAAAAACAAAAAATTAAAAAAGTAATGAAAGGTTTGCAAAAAGCATCAAAGACACATGCTGCGCAAGCTAAAACACTAAAAGGAGTATTACATGGCGGATCCAAAAAAAGGAACGGGAAAAAAGCCTAAAGGTTCAGGTAGAAGATTGTATACGGATGAGAATCCTAGAGATACAGTTAAAATAAAATTTGCAACACCTGCAGATGCAAGAGCGACGGTTGCAAAAGTTAAACGTATTAATAAACCTTTTGCACGTAAGATACAGATATTAACCGTAATGGAACAAAGAGCTAAAGTTATGGGTAAAAGTAAAGTCGCTTCTATCGCTAAAAAAGGAAAGGAATCTATAAGAAATGCTAGATAAAATAGTTTCATATATAGAAAAATATGCCATCAAACTTACAGAGTGGTGTTGGCATACTAGAGTTAAAATACTAAGAGAGAGGAGAAAGAATGTTACCGGAAGAACTAGTAATAGTAAGTAAACTTCAAAAACAGTTAAAAGATAAATATCAAGCTGTTGGAGAAAGCATGATGGCTGGTGCTGTTGACAATATGGAAAAATATAAGTATATGTTGGGACAGGCACATGCCTATATAAATATATTACAGGAAATCTCTATCCTGCTAAACCCAAAGGAGCAAGAAAATGATACCAAAAGAGAAGACAACATCATCAAATTCGGAAAATCCGAAGATTAAATCAGCATTATTAGACAAGTATAAAGAAGATCATCAGAAAGAAGTTGATGGTTATGAACGTCTAAAAACAAAAGAATCAAATAAATTACCTAAACCAACTGGTTGGAGATTGGTTGTTTTACCATTTAAAATGCCAGAAAAAACTAAAGGTGGATTATATCTTGGACAAGATACACTTGAAAGACAACAAGTAGGTTCTACTTGTGGTCTTGTTCTTGCAATGGGTCCACATTGTTATGATAAAGAAAAATTTCCAGAAGGCCCATGGTGTAAAAAGGGTGACTGGGTGATCTTTGCAAGATATGCAGGATCACGAATACAAATTGACGGGGGTGAAGTTAGAATGCTAAACGATGATGAAGTATTAGCTACAATAGATAACCCCGAAGATATACTTCATCAATATTAAACATAGAAGGAGAATACTATGCAAGAAGAAAACAAAACAGTAGACATTGACACCTCTGGTCCAGCGGTAGATGTAGAACTGCCACAAGAAAAGGAGAACGAAAATGTTCAAACTGATAATGACACTACTGACGTTGTCAACACAGCTAGTGAATCTACTGACACAACTGCAAGTGTGGAAGAAGAAAAGAAAGAAGAAACGACAGATAAAAAAGAAGAGAAAGACGAATTAAAAGATTACTCTGAAGGAGTACAAAGAAGAATAGCTAAACTAACTAAGAAATGGCGAGAAGCTGAAAGACAAAGAGAAGAAGCTACTGATTATGCTAAAGCTCAAATTAAATTGAGAGAGCAAGCAGAGGCTAAAATCTCTAAACTTGAACCAGGATATTTACAATCTACAGAAGATAGTATTGTATCAGGTGTACAAGCAGCGCAAGCTAAACTTGCAGCAGCTAGAGAAGCAAATGATCTTACAGCTGAAGCAGAAGCTTTAACTGCCATATCTGAACTTGGTTATAAAAAAGCTAAACTTGAGGAAACTAAAGTTGCTCAAGAAGAGTATAAAAAACAACTAGACGCAAAACCGAGAAAGGAACTTAACCTTAATAAAAAGCCTGATCAGTCAACACCTGATCCTAAAGCTGAAGCATGGGCTTCTAAAAATACATGGTTTGGACAGGATACAGCAATGACTTATACTGCTTTTGACCTACATAAGAAGCTTACTGAGGACGAAGGTTATGATCCACAAACTGATGAGTATTATTCTGAAATAGATAAAAGAATAAGACTTGAATTCCCTCACAAATTCGGTAATAATACTGATAAGGGAGAAAATACGACCAAACCTGTGCAAACAGTAGCTTCAGCGAAGCGAAGCACAAATACAGGTCGCAAAAACTCTGTGAGGCTCACTTCATCACAGGTAGCAATCGCTAAAAAATTAGGAGTGCCACTTGAAGAATATGCGAAACAATTAAAAATCACGAAGGAGGTATAGCATATGGAAAAAGATAAAAGAACTTCTCGTGCGAGTCAGACTAGAGAAAAGGAAGCGAAAGCTAAAGTCTGGACTCCACCGTCATCTTTAGATGCACCCCCTGCGCCAACAGGATTTCAACACAGATGGCTAAGGGCTGAATCATTAGGATTCCAAGATACTAAAAATATTCAAGGAAGACTAAGATCAGGATATGAATTAGTAAGATCTGATGAATATCCAGATTCAGACTATCCAGTTGTTGAAGATGGTAAATACAAGGGAGTGATCGGAGTTGGTGGCCTTGTGCTGGCAAGGGTACCTGTTGAGGTCGCGAAATCGCGTACTGATTATTATGCAAAGATGCATGATGATAAAGTAAAAGCGGTTGATTCTGATCTCATGAAGGAACAGCACCCCGACATGCCTATCAATATTGATAGACAGTCACGTGTAACCTTCGGTGGCTCAAAGAAATCCTAACAGAATTCTTAACCATCAAAGGATAAACTAAAAATGTCTAAGGAGGACAACAACTATGGCAAATAAAGACGCTGCGTTCGGTTTAAAACCGATCGGAAAAGTTGGTCAGAATAGAGACGCTCAAGGTTTATCCGAATACGACATCGCAGCAAGTGCTACAGCGATATACCAAAACGACCCTGTACAAATGTTAAATACAGGTACGATTGGTGTGTGGGCTGCAGACACTGATGTATTATTAGGATCACTTAATGGTGTATTCTTTACTGATGCAACAACAAGCAAGCCTACTTTTGCGAATAATTTGAAAGCATCTAACACTGCAACAGACATTGTTGGATTTATTTCAGATGATCCGTATGAGAGGTTTGAAATACAAAGTGCTGGTACAGTAGCTCAAACTAACATTGGTAACTGTGCTAACGTCGCGTATACAGCTGGTAGCGCACCAAACTATGTTTCAAAAGCTGAAATTTCTGGAACAATGTCAAATAGTGCTGCTCAGTTGAAAATAATGGGTGTTTCAAAAGATCCTGATAATAACGAACTAGGTTCAGCTAACGCTAACGTAGTAGTTACTATCAACGAACACTTCTTGAAACAGACAGCCGGAGTATAAGGAGGATAACTATGGCAATAAGTAGAGGACAACTAGTCAAAGAACTAGAGCCAGGTTTGAATGCATTATTCGGTCTGGAATATAAACGTTATGAGAATCAGCATGCTGAAATATATA